CTCTTGTACATCCTGTGGGATTGCAATAGGTGCTTGGATAGATTTCTCTGCTGCTTGAATTTGTAGAATAGCAAATCTTGAACGAGCAAGTTGTACTGCTAGTACATCATCAAACTGTCCGCGAGCCTCGCCATCTAAAGATGAGCGAACTGCGACTCTTGCTAAACACTTACCAATTGGGTTTGGTGTGTTAGATAAAATTAAGTTGTTACGTTCTGGGATAAAGAGCATATCTTGGTCTTTATCGTGGTAACGCATTACTGATAGATAAGGTGATGCTGATTGATATACGCTACGAACATTTAGAATTTCATTAGCGTACTCAGGAAACTGTGCTGCTAGTGATTCAGCATCTGATACAACTACCTGTGTTAAGGATGTGGTACGACCAAAACGGTCAATCTCTGGATACACACCGAATGGGTTAAGTAGTCGGATGCGGGGATTGTTACCTTCATAATCCATCTCAACGAGAGCAGGTAACATACCATAGGTGTTAAACCAGTCAGCTCCTGAGTACATCTGTAATGGTAGATCTGATGCTGCAACATAGTAGTTAGCAATACGGGTTCTAATATCAGCAGCTTTGCGCTGAGCATCTGAAACCATATTGGTAGCGGAGCAGTTAAATGATGGCATAGGTGCCATTGCTTCTGCTAAGTCTCTTGCTGCTACATCAATAAAGTTTGCTACTAGTGGCTTTGGATAATCCTCTGAGAACATAGAAGGATATACCTTAGAGATATCACCTTGACGAACTGAGAGTACATCTCGCATACGTTGATCACGAGAGGCGTACTTGGTCTGTAGTCTCTGCGCCTTTGCGTAGATCTCTTTAACTGTTAACAATTGTTCTCCTTAAATAAAGGTACGTTGCTTTTCGTTAAGCATCTCATCTATGTTTATAACCGTTCTCTTACGCTTCTCTGAAGTTGATAGGAAAGGGTTACTCATATGATGCTTAGCGTGTATACCTTGGTTGAGCATCTCTCTTGCTCGGATCTCACAGAACCATAAAGCCATAACCATATCGGTCTTGCCTTTAGTAGTAGGCGACCAAGTAATTAACTGTTCTATTAATGATTTAACATTTTCAGTTTGATCACTTGGAAGGTGCATTAGATTATCTCTATGGTGCTTACCATCTTGTTGCTTAGTTCCAAATAAGGTAGACATAGAGGCTACACCAAATCCTGCATCCCACTTATTGTTACCAGTATGATGCTCTCGTAATATAACACCACGAGTTGCAAGGTGTGCTCTAATACCTTCGTCTTGAGTTAAGAATGATTGGAAAGCATTTCGCTCTACAATCCATTCAGTAGGACCGTAGATAGAGGTCCAGTTAAATATCAAATCTCTGATTTGTGCAGGTGTTGGTCTAGTGATCTTTATAGCATCTACTATATAACGCTTATGGTTAATGCGATCTATCGCATAGCAGATAGCTGCAGTATCACCAATCATTGCTGGGTCTAGACCACAGATTATAGAAAAACCATTTAAATCTTTTGGGTGACCAGGATGACCTGGGGTAAGCCGACCACTCTTACGCATACCATCAATAGAGCCGCGAACGCACACAGGATCAAAAACTGCATCATCAGAGATGTCTTGTTGCTGGTAAATGAGCGCCCAAGTTGAAGCATCCATACTCTGTCGCTCATTGAAAAGATTGCGCCCGTTCCATCTGGGGTATAAGCCATCTTCGTTCTTATCCGTTTCAGCTTGTCCATCAAAGGGTTGATCTGAGGCAGGCCATAAAGTTTCCCACTTCTCAGGGGATTCATCTGCGGTTAGAAGTGCTGGCATAGCCAAGTAGGTCCAAGGAACTATACCACCAGGGTATCTGTCTGGGTTGCGTAGTTCTTTGTATAGGTCAACTGAGGCTACGCGAGTGCCAATGATAATTAACTTACCTGTTGGGTTAAGACGAGATCTAACATCTTGGGTTAGCCATTTAATCTGGCGTTCAAAGTCATTTGCATTTGATAGGGTTACAGCATCATCTACTATAATCATATCTGCTCGTTTACCGTAGATCTGACCACCGATACCAACTGCTTCTATGTTGGGATCTTTTTCGCTAGATTCACGCAACTCATCACCGAAGGTAACGCGAGTTGCTTGCCACGATGCTGACTTAGATTTGAACCCAACCCCAGCAGCGTAGGCAGTCTGTAGTTCTTCATACATTGGATGTGTTAAACGTTGCTTAATAGCGTAAAGAAAGTCTGCTGCTAAGCGCTGGGTTTGGGAGACTATTAGGATTCTAAAGTTAGGGTTCTTACAAACTTGCCAGGTTACATAATCAACTGTGATGGTGATTGACTTGGCGTGGTTTGGGGGAATGTTTATAAGGATACGGTTATTAGCAATACCCTTTTCGTACTTCATAGATGGGTGGAACCAGGAAGGTTCTTGTCCCTCTATAACATCCACCAAGTTCTGTTGGTGGGCAAAGGTAGAGTTATGAAGAAAGCGTTGCCTGAACTCTGCAAAGGATAGATCGTGAGCATCTCCTGATGCGAACTGCTTGTCCTTAAGACCTAGCCTAGTTCTGTCTACTTTGTCAGCGAAGACCTTGTCAGTTCTACGATAGTACTCGTAGGTCTTCATAGATTTTCCTGCGGAGGCACAGGCCTGCTCTATTGTCATAGCTTCTGCTACACAACTTAGAATAATCCGTTTTGCTATATCTGCTGAGTTCTCAGCCATTAATCTCCCTTGTGGATAAACCTGTGGATAACTCCACGAGATATCTTAACTTAGTGGGGAGGAAAATTATTAGTGGAGCGAATAATCTATTACACCTGCCGCGAAGTGTGTGTGCTGTTCGGTTCGCTTCACTAGAACGTTACGCTCCCGAACGAGCCACAGCGAAGTGAGGGGTAAAGCCTCGCTCGCCCTTAGGGGCATCGCGGAGGCTTCGCCGTAGCGATGACGGGTCGTAAAACTCATCACACCCCGTTTTACTCCCCTACTATATATAAGCCGAGAAAAATAGCTCATTTCCCGTTTTCTCACAAAAAATCTTTATTAATGTGATACACTTCACTTATAAAGTATACCAAATCGGACATTACGGACAGCTAGGTTACACTTTAGGAAATATATTTATTTGGGGAGTACAGTAACAATTAGCCGCAAAACTTAAAGGGTGGGGTTGGTTATCCACAGGCTACGGCAGACCCCCACCCCCTGCCCTGCCCTGTCCCGTATTGGTAAAGGTGTGAGGGCTTGCTACCGATCAGGCACAATCCAGTACTCTCCCCTAGTTAATAAACTGCTTGCGATCCAGATCTAAATCCAGATTTTAATCCAACCCGATCCAGTTGCAGATCTAATCCCTGATCCCAATCTTCAAACCCTCAACCATCACTTGACCCCTTACCCCGAGGTCGGGCGTGTCGCAGCTTATGAACGGGGCGACACTTTGAAACTGGATTAAATTCAGTAGTTGACCTAATAGGGGATCACCCCTTACCATTTACCTATTGAAGCACACCGCTTCAATTAAGAGCCTAAGAGGAGAATAAAGATATGACCCGTAAAGACTACAAGTTAATTGCTAATGTAATTGCGACAAGTTGGTGGGGTAGTGCTGACTTAAAATTAAGTTTTGCATCAAATCTCGCTGATGAATTGGCACTAGATAATCCTCGCTTCAATCGTTCAGTATTCTTAACTGCTTGTGGGGTGAAGTAATGCGCCACTACGAATTCAAATTATCATTTCAAACTTACAGAGATTTAACTCAGCAAGAGTTAATGAATTTGGAAAATGCTTTAACTCTTCAAATTCAAGAGCCAACCAATGCAGAGCAAGAAGATGAAGATTACGAGACTAAATTCATCAACTGCACAATTCAGAATTTTGATGTTGACGATAAGTGCTGTCAGCACGATTTAGATCCAGATTGTGATTGCTGTAATGCAGTTTGCCCTGATTGCCAAGATGATGATTATTATCTAGCAAGAAAAGATAAATAAGGCTTGATGGCGGGCTATCGCCTATCTTCTACGAGGTAGGCGGTGGCACTCTCTCAAACTGAGCAGAGTGGGAAAGATAGGACTATGAACTCTAAGTGCCAACAATGCGGGCAAGAATTAGATCTACTAACCGCATTTACTAAGTACCAAATCTGCGGTAAGTGTGTCCGCACTAACCATAGAAAGGCGGTTAAGTAATGAACGATCAGGAATATAACGGCTGGTCTAATTATGAAACTTGGTCAGCCAATTTATGGATAACCAACGATCAGGGGCTTTATGAGATTGCAACAGATTACGCCAAACAGGAGATTGAAGGCCACGATCAGGAGGAGGTAATCAATCCTTACCACCTTGGAGAAACCTTGCGGAATTGGATAGAGAATGATCTGCTCACCTTGGAAAATATCTCAGGCAATCGGGATCTATTCAATATGCTAACCGATATTGGATCACTTGGAAGAGTGAACTGGAGAGAGATCGCAGAGAATTTTATCAATGAATTAAGGGTGGATTGCTAATGAGATCTAAAACCTATTACCGAGTGAGAAAGATGGCAAGGATCGCCTTCTGGCTCTCCTTGTTGGTCGCCTTGTACCTAATCTCAACCCGCTTCTGGTGGAACGGGGGAGGTTGGTGCGTGGGAACTTTGGAGGTGTGCGGATAAAAATCGGACATAAGGGACAGCTTTTGGTGGCGTTCTATGCCATCCCCAGCAGGTGGGGGATGGTGTGGTATCCTACCAACAGTAGGAGAGAGGGAGAGCGAACGCTCTGCCTTAATTACTGATAGGAGAAGGTAATGAGCAATAAATTCTGGTCAAAGTATTATGGCTCTTTAGTTGGGGCTGAAATACTTTCATTTGATGGAATGACCGAGTCAGATTTCGGTGATGGATTTCCATCTTTTACAGTTAAATTCGCTGATGGCACATTAAGCCAGATTGAGATCTCACAAGATCCTGAAGGCAATGGGGGCGGATTTATATTTGGATTAAAAACTCCTGAAGTTGTGGCGGTGAAGTAATGGAAACTGCAACTAAGCAAGAGATCCTAGATAAAACTAACGCAATTCTACAGGAGTATAAAAACCTAGTTATGCGCTTATGGGATCTTTATGAAGAAATGGATCAAGAAGATACAGATCTAGTTAATGAAGTGGGGGCGGATAAGTGGTTTAAGTACGCCTTTACCCTATCTCTTGATGAGTTATGGCACGAGGCAGGTAGTTGGGAATTAACTAGAGAAGATCTAAAGATGGAAGGAAATAGTAATGAGTAAGATCAAAAGACATCTAGAGGATCAGATCGTAGTTGATGGCGCTCACCACGAGGAGACTGGGTGGAGGAGATACATCTACTTTGAATACAAAGGCAACAAATACGAGATCACCCTATTCTGGGATGAGTTCAACGGGTATGAGAGTTATTGGCGAGTACCAGACAGAGTTCCAGATTGGGTGCTTGAGTGGGATGAAGAGGCTCATAATGGTATGAGTTTTGAACACTACATAGATGACCTAACTTGGGAGATGGATAAATGAACAAGTGTGATAACTGTGGCAAGGAGGCTCTAATTGATTACTGTAATGAGCATATCAACTCAGACTTTACTTGCTATGAACTAACTTGTATGGCTTGTAGCTGGCATATCAAAGAGTGCGATACTACTAAGCATTGTGAGGTGGCTGTATGAAGGCTACACCAGCAATCTGCGGTGATTGTTTGCTACCGATAGATATTTGTGCTCACAAGATAGAGATACTGGAGGAGATAAGATGGTCAGCCGAACGGCTGATACAACTAGCGAAAGAGAGAGAGGAGTTAAGTAAATGAAAACCTATGAGGTAAACATAACTATCACCTCTAATGGGCAGGCAAGAGTGAAAGCCTCCTCACTAGAGGAGGCGTGGAAGCAAGCGAATAACCTGACTATCGCTGACTATCAAATGTTAGATGGTAGTGAGGACAAGATAGAGATAGTGGAGGTGGGAGTATGAAAACTATCTGCCAATTCTGCGGGTGGGAGATAACAAAACCTGAGTGGTATAACA